CGAAAATCGATGAGCGCGGTGGACGTGCAGGATGTCCCTAGCCGTGATCGGTTTGCGCTCAAACGTCCTATTCTGGCCGTCTCGACGGATCTCTTTAAGGTAATAAGTTACCGGGCGCCACCACTCATCGAATTGCACCGACATGGAAATGTTCTGGGCCGGATCGTTAAAGGCCGGATCTAAAACGTCGATCTCCAAGCCCTGCACCGCGAACCTAGTTGAGTTACCCGCGAACCCGTCAACCATGCGAGTCAAGGATCCGCCGTCTCGGACAGTTGACCGAACAGCCATACGCGTATATTCCGCCGCGCTGAATTGGCCAGTAACGTCAAAATTTCCACGGCGGCAATGATCAGCCCACCAATTCCCGATTTTCTCAGCCGCGACCGTATCTACCACCGAAGTCATACCGCCTTTTACTCGAGAGTCCATCTTGCGCGGCTTAGGCTTAATCATAAACCCATTCGGGCCGACGATATTACTCTCACATTCCGACAAAATAGCCTCCGCGTAGGGATTGTTTCTCTCGAGGTCGCGTCCACGTGTCCGCAGAGTTGCGACTGATGCACGGCTAACAACATCAGACGGTCCATCCGTCATCAGCCAGTCAGCGGTGTAATCGTCACGCCGGGCGCCGTCGTAGTTTCTGCGCGATTTGGGCGCGCCGTCTCTGGTAATGTTAAGGCCAAATAGTTTCATCGTGTAAAGCGTGTTCTGATTATGCGACGGTTAGAGAGTCCGAGGCTCGCGCGCTCTTTGTCTTCCTCGGCGGCGAGCTGGACTCGGTAATTGGTGAGCAGCAATGCCGCCTCCTGAATCGGAATCTTTGAAATGGGAACTCCCGCGACAGTGTAGGATTCAATCCCTCGGCCCTTGTCATCCGCAATCCGGCCTTGAAGATGAGCCTCTAACAGTCCGACCATTAGCCGAGCATGGCTTTCTTGCGGCGCTCGATCAAAAGGAACCAATACGTTAATCGTCCCTATTTGCTGAGTGGACCGCCCACCTGTCTCAGTGATGATCGCGACCGCATAGGTTCCAACCGGAGCCGAGGCAGTCTCGCTAGGCTGGAAAATAAACGTCGCCTCGTCACCCGAAACGCTCGACGCCGTGACCTCATAAATCCGCCCCGTGACCGAATGGCGCAGGATGCAACGTGATGTGACGTCACCTAAGGCGGTAAACTCTAACAAATCACCAGCGCGATGGAATAAAGGCAGACTCATGCCTTACTTTCTTCCTATTTTCGGGCATTTACAACCCACTTTTGGGTATTTGCTAGGCATTTAGCATATAGTTTTCGCCTTTTGTGGGAGGCCCAGCATATTTAGCGGCAATCCGCTCATAGGCTGGATTGAGTGACCGCTCAGCCGCCATTGCATAAACTCGCCGATCTAGCGCCTCATTTCGCACCCTGTCAGGATTTGAGAAAAATTCGTAATAGTCACCGTCGCTTGCCTTTTTCAACTCGACGCGCTCAGAGAGCAATTGCTGGTAGTAGTTTTCTGTATATCCAAACCCGACAGGGTGGTGCATGTAGCCGTGAGGATAGTTCCCCTCTGTATCGGGTTTAATCCGCGCGCGCTGATAAATCATGCTCTTTGCCTCATGACCGCCTACCTCGTAAACAATTTGCGATTTAGTCCGCTTCGGCTTTGATACGATTTCCCTTCCTAAAACCGTTGAGCCGTAGCACGAAAACACGCCTATCCTTGACCTTGCCCGGGTAAATGCTTTTACCGGATCGGGACGATATTTGGAGTCGACAAAAGTCCTAACAATCCGCATTTCCCGCCCATCAGATCGGTAATATTTAAGCGCCAGAACCTTATCAAATGCCTCCCACGGGTTAGCCGTATCCGGGCTACCCTCAAAAATGTAAACGCCAAGCCCCCATGTCTGCCCCTCAAGACCAAACCCGACAACCTCAAGCTCGACCCGATCACCTTGGACATCAGCGCCGCCACAAATAACGAGGACACCATCAGGGATAAAGATTTTCCCGTCATCCTCGCGCAAATACGGGTAGGCGCCACGCTCGACCTCGACCGGATCGGGAACGTCAACCTCCGGCGGAATATACGTTTCGCCGTCGAACGTATTTACCAGCACCCGCCGCGCCCGCTCTGGATTGTGTGACGCTTCAACAGCCATCTCCTGAGCAGCGGCCCAGTGCAGATGAGACGCGAAACCCTTTTGGACCGGATGCGGCGAAATCATACGCGAGGCATGAAACCCGGCGATGCCTTTAAATGGGCGAGTTGCCACCCATTCGCCGGCCATAATCATTTTAACCCTATCATCGTCACTAATCCGGCATTGTTGCGCAGGGCATTCAATCCACGCGTTTTCCGGCTCCGCTGTATTGTATCGGAGTTGCCTACGATGAAATACAACAGGCTCACCACAATGGACACAGGGCATTGTCCAAACGCGCCAATCCGATTTAAGCATCTTTTCTTCGATCTTGCTCTTACCTTTTAGGCTAGGGTATGACGCGTAAATTTGTATCGTGTCAGGGTATTCGGACCCGCGAACCTTTAAAATGTCGAGCGGATCGCCTTCGCCTCCTTCATTTGCGGCGATGGCGTCGATCTCATCTGCAAGAAGCAGATTACCTTTCGCCCGTCTCATCTCGCCAGGTGAGTTTGCGCCAAATATTGAGATCAGCCCACCCGGGAACATTTTGTGCAAGATCGTGTTACCCGCCTTTCGTTTACCCGCGCCATCACCGACAAGCTCGAAAAGCTCAGGAGTAGACGCGACCAGCTCCTCCATATACGTTTCCTTGCTCCATTTTTCCGCCTGCGAAATTGTCGGATACATGACGAGGATACGTCGAGGCCGCTCAGCCGTGCCATGCCCGATAATGTTGCTGATTACCTCAGTCTTGCCGAGCCGCGACGCCATCATGTAAACCGTCTCCTGCACAGCCGGATCAAACGGAGCCTCCGTCATTTCGCGCTGGAATGGCGCAAACGAATAGCGAAACTTTGACCCGTCACCCATGCGGCGGATACGTTCAGACCATTCCACGGCGGATAATGAGCGCCGAAATCTAAACGCTCGCGATGCGTGATCGACCGTGCGCCTACGGTATGTCTCAATCGCCAGCAATGGAGCCTCCTCGGATTAATCGAGAGAGCGGAAACAAATTGGAAAACACAGTGATTCCGTTCACCCTGACAACAAAATTGCAAGTCATCGACCTAATGCCAGCCAATCCGGCACGCAGCGACAATTCCGAAAGATCGACTGACGCCTCAAAACCAATCGGGCCAAAGAGCAGCGACTCGACCGAAAGCGCCGGAGTGATGCCAACCTCATCCGCCAAAATCCGAAACGCTGGAGGATTAGCCTGATTAGCAAAAACAGAAAACCCGTCGATGTGTGCCGCTCGCAATGCCCGTGAGATTTCCCACGCACCAGCCTGCCAATACAACTCATCCGTCCTATCAGTGCCTGAGCTAATTCGGAAAAACCCGAAATCAGGATAATCGGATAGCTCAAGGATATACTCCGCGCGATCAGTAACGCTTCCCGCTTCGACCTCCGTCATCGTAAATTCTGCCGGATCAAGCGCAATAAATGAACCCTCAAGCGCGAGTGTAACGACCTCTAGCCGAATCACAAAAACACGCTGACCTTTCCGCGTGACGAAATCTGGCAGCTCGCCAAGACCCGAATGTTCAAGGACGGGAGCGTCTCCGTCTTGTATATTCGTATCGAAATACAAAACGACCGAATCCGATTTCACCTCAACGGTTACATCTGTAAGCGCCTCATCTAGCGCCAACCCTAACACATACGGCGACAAATCATCGGCATCAATCCACCTGGTAGACTCGCTCACAGCATTGATTCGGATCTTGCCGGACTCAATCCGCAGCGGAGTTGGAGTATCGACAATAACCTCGACATCATCGCCTTCAGCTACTTCGACGCCCCGAACAATGAGAGGCAAAACGTCTCCGGCATTGATTCGGTCAAAATCAACGACCGGCCTTTTTCCTCTCACATCAATATCCATAGCCTAACTTTGCGCCAAAAAACCGCGATTTACAAGATTGAAAGCGCGTGTTTTGCTGTTAGTGTTAGACATGCGCCTCTTTTTTGATCTTAGGCTAGGCTACCTTGTTGAAGCCCCTGGGCAGTCAACTCCTGCGAGCGGATACATCGGCAAAGCTGGAGACGGCCAGCCCGTCGAGTTGCAATTCGGCAGGAGCGCCGATCCGCTAGGCTCATCCATCCTGTTTGAAGCGCCTACGTGGGAACCTGTCCAGCTACCCGGTGGAACGGTTATTCAACTTGCGATTAAAGCCGCCGGCGAATTTTCGGACGGGCCCGTTTTGGCAAGCACCGCAACTTTTACGTATGACGGAACCGCCGAAACTTACACGGGCGCGCTCAATCTAAACACCGAGCAAATCAACACCGATCTCGAGCGAGGAAACGAGGACGATACCGACGACATCGCCAGCCTGTCGTGTGGTCTTGAGGTGACCTACCAAGTCGGCGGCTCTGGTCCATGGTCAAGCTCCGTCTTGCCCGTGCCTTATCAGATCAATCATGATCTAATCTATGGAGATGAGGCAACTCCAGTCAACGCCGAGTCGCCTGATGAGTATTTACTCAAAGCGAGCGGAATTGAATATCTCCCAACGGTAACAAGCAAAACGGGAGGAGCATCTTCGGATCTTGACGCAGTTCCAACCGTAGAAATAGCCGCTGGGAAAATGATTCAATTTTCCGATTTAGACGGAACTAACCCAGTCCTTAGAGTCTATAAACTGACAGCAGGAACAGAGTCGGAATCGTCTCCGGTCGTCATTAGGCCAGATGATTACGACGCATCAACCAATGCCAAATATTGGCTAGCTCAGGAGTTTACATCCGGCATTACCTCAATATCTCAAGACGCGACCCCTGCTTTGGGCGGGAATCTTGACGCGGCTGGGTTCAATTTAGGATTTGACGCCGACACTGGAATCACTGATGACGCCGGAAATGAGACGCTTTATTTCGGTAAAACCGCAAGCGCAGTAAATTACCTGAGCATAAAAAATGCAGCTACAGGAGCAGGCGCAGCAATCGAAGCTAAGGGCAGTGATACTAACATTGACCTTATTCTGACTCCAAAAGGTTCAGGTAAAATCAAATCAGGTTCATCAGAGCTGATTGTAAACCCGATGACAACAATCGGTGATTTGATGATCGGGGGAACTTCTGGATCGCCTAGTAGGCTTGGTATCGGATCTACCGGGCAGGTTTTAACTGTATCAGGAGGAGCGCCTTCTTGGGGCGCGGGAGCATCTTCAAAATCACCGTTCCCGACATCAGAGGCAACATACACAACTGATTTTTCTCTAACCGCATTAACTGACGAATCTTTGGTTATCTTAGATACGACAAGCGGCGATGTAACGGCGCTAATTGAAGAGTTTCCATCCGTGGCGGGTAGTCATTACTGGATTCAAGCATACAGTCCTACACCAACAGGGACGGCGTATCTTAACAGGGATACAAACGTCACTCTTTACTCAGGCGGGAGCAATGCAAATATAACATTGTCGCTTGGCAAAATTTATCACGTCTACATAGTTTCCGCGAAAGTGTGGCGGGTTTTAGGAACAACATCATAATTTTATCATCATGGTAATCGTCCATAAAACAGCATCTATCGAAAACTACGCTTTGCCGATTGGCTCTAATCTGGCAATAGCTGCACTTGTTAGCGATGATTACGACATGACGGGCAAAACCGCCCGGCTCAGAGTTGTAGGCAGCCGAAAAGCCTTTGAGATTTCAAGTGAAGACACCGACGGAACTTTAGTCATCGATGGGCAGCGCGTTAGGACGAACTCAGCGCCTGATGATGTCGCGACAATCGGACAGCCTAACACGTTATTGTCCGTTCAGAAATTAGGAGTATGCGGATGGGCAATCGACATTTACGACGGAGAGGAACTAGATTTTAGGATACAAGGGCAAATCGAATTTTACGATAACTCAGGCGCAATACCTGGATCATTCGGAGAGTTCCCGGAAATCTCCGTCTCAGTGACGCCGGGAGACACATTGCCCGTCACCGTCCATGTTTCTGGCAGTGGAGCGGATGGCAGAGAAGTCGAGCTTCGCGCCAATGCAGGCCGTCTTGAATGGCGCTACGTGGGAGATGACGAATGGACAGACCTAGGGCCGATTGGCGAGGTGGTAGCCGCTGCGGAATTTCGCGTTACTGAAACACACATACAATGGAGGCCGACACCGGATGATGAGTGGGCAGACCTAATTGCTATATCTGAGTTGATCGGCCCCGCTGGACCCACCGGAGAGACTGGACCAACTGGGCCAACGGGCCCGCAGGGCGAGACTGGACCAGCCGGGCCGCAGGGTCCGCAAGGCATACAGGGGTGAAACGGGTTTGACGGGAGCGACTGGGCCGCAGGGTGAAACGGGTCCGCAAGGGCCACAGGGTGAGACTGGTTTAACCGGACCACAAGGGCCGCAGGGTGAAACAGGGCCGCAAGGTCCGCAGGGAATCCAAGGTGAAACCGGATTGACGGGGCCAGCTGGACCTCAAGGAGAGCAAGGTATTCAAGGCGTCCAAGGAGAGCAGGGTATACAAGGCATCCAAGGCGAAACCGGACCCGCTGGCCCCAACGAGGTAACAACAGCTACCGATACGACGCTCACCGGACTACTCAAGGGAGCGTCTGGCAAAGTCGCGCAAGCCGTCGCCGGGACAGACTACGACACCCCACACGCATCATCTCACGTTACAGGAGGAGACGACAAACTCCGAGACGCAACAGCCTCTCAGGACGGTCTGATGACGAGCGCCTTCGCGTCAAAACTCGACGGGATCGAAGCGAGCGCGAATAATTACACACTGCCAGCACCCACGACGACAACGATCGGAGGGGTAAAGCGCAATACCGGATCGGCTGGCCAATTCGTCACGGGCATCGACACCGACGGGAGTTTGATCCGAGACACGCCAGCAGGAGCCGGAACCGTGACGAGTGTTGCAGTGTCAGGCAGCGACGGCATCGAGGTAGACAGCGGATCGCCAATCACATCGAGCGGAACAATCGCGCTTGGCGTAAATGCCTCGACGCTCAAAACTCACGTCGCCCTTGATAACGTCGAAAACACCGCTCTGTCTACCTGGGCTGGATCAACCAGCATCACGACAATCGGAACCATTGCGACGGGATCAGTTCCCGCCGCGAATGTATCTGGGCTGGGAGATGCGGCGACGAAAAACACGGGATCGACCGCCGGGACAGTTTGTGCTGGAGACGACGCTCGACTCAGTGACGCCCGCACGCCGACATCACACACGCACGGCAACCTAACCAACGACGGCAAAGTCGGCACCACCTCGGGCCTCCCGCTCAAGACCGGCACCGCTGGAGTCGTCGAAGCGGGAGCGTTTGGAACATCGGCGGGACAGTTCGCGGAGGGGAACGATGCGAGATTTGGCAAAGACCTCGTCATTGTCACCGATGCAACAGCAGCCGTCACGCTCGACGGGACCAACTGCTACCCGGATTACATACGCTGCACCAGTGGCAGCGCCGTCACTCTAACTCTCGCCGCCGGACAATCCGCAGCAGTTGGGCGTCATTGGATCATCCGACAGGCAGCCGCTGGAGTTGCTACAGTCTCAGCAAATGACTCGACACCCGCAGCAATCACCCGTAACGGGGCTGCATCTACGGCTGGACAGCATACCGAGATCGCAGTCATCCTCGTCGCGGATGGCGTGGTCGATATAGTGGGGGGTGCGGCATGAGTTTAATTGGCGTAATAGGATCGGCGGCGAGGAGGCGAGGAGTCGCTCCAGAGTTTGACCCTCGTTACAGCAGGTGAGTTTGCGATGGTGGATTGACGCACAAGACACGTCGACTATCAGCTCATCAGGGGGGAACCTGACGACCATTTCGGACAAATCAGGTAACGGGTTTACCGGGACAGCGTCTGGGACTGTGCCAGTCACTAGCGCAATTAACGGAAGGCAAACAATTCAATTTGTTTCAAATTCTGTTTTAGCGCTGCCTGATTTAACATTTGCATCGGGGACAGGCACGACATGTATTCACGCGGTTAGAATAACTTCACTAACACAATCAAATCCAGGCATAACTAGAGCATCGACAAACACTAACCATTTTTTTATTTTACAACAAACTACAGGTCTTCCGTTCATTCGATGGTCATCATCAAGCACAAATATGCTAATACCTTCAAGCGGCGTCGGAGCATCTATAAACACAAACTACATAATGACGTGGCGAGTAACGCCTGCAGGAGTCGCTGAATGGAGGCTAAACGGCGCTGCGCTTCATAGCGCATCTCACTCATTAACAAGCGCCGGATCTACTTTTACGCAATGGGGTAGAAATATTTCCAGCCAACAAGCAGAGCGGCATGAAGGAGAGGTATTATGGTATCAA